TGAGCGCGTCAGGTAAACGCCGCTCCCCTGGGAGGGGATGCAGAAAAGCTCTTCGTCGGCGTCGTCGCCATAAAAGTCGATGACGCCTTGCCGCCAGGAGGTTTCGGCCTCGGCGCTCCATTCCCGCTTCAGAACCTCGCAGATCCGGCGGTAAAGTCCTTGCGCAAGCGCCTGGTCGAAATCCACCCGGTGCAGGCTGTATTTCTGTTTGCCGGCGCGGATGTCCTGGACCAGGCTGTTGAACTCATTGGCGTCGCCGTTGTGGGTGGAGATGATCCGGACCTCGCCTCCCCAGATCAGGAGCGCCATCGCCGCCTTGAGCAGCCCGCCCAGGTCCTCGTGGAACGCCGCCTCATCCAAAACCACCCGGCCCTGCTTGCCGCGCAGGTTCGTCGGCCGGCTCGAGAGCGCGGTGATCCGCCATCCGGATTCGAAGGTGATCTGGTAGGAGAGGATCTTCTTCTCCCGCACGACCCCCTCGAATTCTTCCGAATCGTCGATTTCGATTTCTTCCATCTCGGAAGCGGCCAGGTTGTAGGCCCGGGCCCAGTTGGCGCAGTCGTTGATGAACTCGAGGGCCATGTCCTTCGTATAGCCGATATACCAGACGTTGCGCTTCTCGCCGCCGCCCTTCTGGGAGGCGTAGAGCGTGTCGTCGGAGGCCTCGGCCCAGGAGATCCCGACGCGGCGGCTTTTCTCCATGATCTTGACCGGCGCCGGATCCGCCACCCAGTCCCTCTGGTACGGCAGCAGGATCCCCGTTTCGGTCCTGGCTTTTTCAAAATCTGTTTTGATGCTCTGCGCCATTTTATTGTGTCGTGCGGCCCCCGCTTTCCCGGACCCTGGGATCCGGTTCCGCGGGGGCCTTCTCCGCGGGTTGTCTTTTTATGTACTAAATTGCTATATTGCCAAATTGCTAAATTGCTTTTTTATACGATCCCGAGAATTTTTTTCCGGATCTCCTCCGCCTTCTCTTCGGAGAGCCCGGCCGACTTGATCTCCTTGCTCACGTCCTCGGCGGCTGACTTGGCTTTTTCCTTCGCCTCCGCCATCCATTTCTTCTGCGCGATCGACGCCCGGTTCAGCCGGGCGATCATGATCCCCATCTTCGAAAGATCCGCCTTTTGCGGCTCCGGATCCTCCATCTCCACCAGGACCTTGAACGCCTTCTCCTGGCAGAGCCGCGTCAGGGCATCCCCCAGGACGCCGGGGTCGTCGCCCACCGTTTCGGATATCGCACGGGCCTGCTCGGTGGCGATCTTGATCGCCGAAAGGCGGGTCTCGAACTGCTGCCCGTAGCGGTGAATGGAGGAGCGCGAGATCTCGAACCCCTGCTCCTGCAGCCACTCGGCCAGGGCGCCGTAATCCGCGAACCCGCCGGTAACCAGGCGCTTGTCCAGCTCGGACTTTATCCCGTCCGGGAGGGATGTGATCTTCGAGCGCGCCGGCATCTACCAATTCCTCGGCCGCGCGATCCCCGGATGGCAGGGGATCGTATACTCGACCACGTCGATTCCATAACGGTTGATCTTGGCGAACCAGGTTGGCCGATCTTTCTCAACGATCGAAACCAGGTCGCGTTCGGCCAGGTAATCCAGCTCCCGCCGGATCTCCATCACCGTCGCATCCGGAATAATGGGTTCGATGGCGTTGCGGATGATCGTCTCGGCCGTTCCCACCGGCTGCGCCGCATAGAGAGCCCGGAGGATCAGCCACCGCAGCTCTTCTCTTCGAGGTTTCTCCAGGTCCATATCCTCCCCGCCGCTAATTTTTTTTATCTTCGATCAGATCCCGAAGCCGATCCAGCTTCGTGTTGATGACCACTTCATGGCGAATGAAATCTTCCTTCCTCACGTAATGCAGCGGAAGATCCGCCTTGACCTCCAGCACGTCCCGGGTAATCCGCTGCTGCTCTTCGCAGCTCGAGCGGAAAATCGTTTCCAGGTTTTTAAGGTGCAGCATTTCCCGCTCCTGCGCTTCCTGCTTCTCGCTGACGCTCTTGACCTCCGCTTGCAGGCCCATGAACTGATCCCGCACGCTCCGCAGCCCGGCGCTCAGGACCCACTTAGTGGTCCCGATGATCACCAGGCTCCAGGCCGCGATGAGCCCGGCGATGAATCCGTAGAGTTGCCAGCTCGTCGGCTCGTTCATCAGCCCGCCTTGGTCAGCTTGTTAATGGCGTCGTAGATGAGCGCGGCCACCCCCGAGACCCAGGTGGCGTTGATCGTCGTGTCGATAAACTCCGTCCCCGGCGAAGGCCCGATGCTCAGCAGGGCCGATACGCCTCCCAGCAAGATGACGATCAGCGGCGCATATTTGCTCTGGATCCACACCTTCAGCACCTGGGTCAATAGGATCACCACGAGCGGCGCAAAATAACCGAAGAGGGTCGTGAAGTCGATCGCGGCCGGTTCGGCGGCCGGGGTCGCGGTCTGGGCCAGGGCGATGACGCCGCACAGAAGCATCGCCAGCATGGCGACCAAAACCAGAAGCGCTTTTACTTTCCGAACCAATAAAAAAGCCTGTCTCATTTTTCTTTCCTCCTTCGGGAAAATTAAAGACGGCAGCCGGCGGCCGGCGGCCTCTTATTTTGATTTTGCTTCGCTCTGCGGCGCGCTGATCGCGTCCGCCTCCTTGATGATCTCCTCGGACGGCCGGAGCCGGAGCTGTTGCAGATCCTCGAGCTCCTTGGTGATATCCTGGGGCTCACCCGTGCGCTGGACTTTGACGATTTTGAGCATCAGGTCCGCCAGGATCGCCAAAAGTAAAATGATGTTTTGGGGCGTGAGTACCATAGATTTCCCTCCTTTATTTGCCGGCCGCCGGAGGCGGGCCGTTATCGACCTTGACCCCGGCCGCGGCCGCCAGGCCGGTAAGGACCTTCATGATGTTTATGACCCGGAGAACGTTGACCCGGTATAGGCTTTCATTTTCCGTATTCGGAGCCCTGAGCCAGGCCGCATAGGCGTCGATGAGAACGTCCTGGGCGGCTTTCAGCTCGTCGTAGGATTTGCGGATGGAGTCGAACTGCTCCTTCTGGATATGCCCCGTGTTATAGAGCACGCGGGCGTCGAAGAGGATGCTTTCGGCGATCTCCTTTTCCGTTTTCACGGCTTGCATGGCCGCGTCCTTGATTGCGAGTCCGGACGTGGCCATGCTGCATGCGGCAGCCAGAAAAGCGATTGCGATCAAGACGGCCCACAAACGAAAAACTTTTTTCTTCATCCTTGCCCTCCTTTTTGCCTTGCGCCTTAAGCTCTTTTATGAGCTATGAACTAAATTGCCATGAGCCAAATTGCTAAATTGCTAAGTACCCTTGGTACTTTTTCCAAATTTTCTCGACGTAATCCCAAACCTGCTCGAAATCGGGCCTGCGGCCGTTGACCACGCAGCCGGGCACGGCGAGAAAAGGTTTGGTGAAATCCCAGGTCTGCCACCTCCCGGGGCGGGCGGCCAGCGGCTGGAATCCGAACTCCGCCATGCGCGCCAGGCGCAGCGCCTGGTTGACGTATCCCCGGCCGCAGTTATAAGAGGCGAGCATGAATTTGTAACGCTCCTCGATCTTCGGGATCTCCGGAAAATGATCGAATTGGACCCGGTCATAGCGGACCCCGAGCTCGATATTGAGTTCCGGATCGAATAGATCGCCGGTCGCCCGTCTTCGGTCTCCGGTCAGAAGTTCCTCCGCCGTCGCCGGCATGAGCTGCATGAGCCCCTTCGCCCCGCAGGGCGAAAGGGCGTCGGGATTGAAGGAGGATTCGGCCCATACCTGGGCTTTCACGAGGGGCCAGGGGAGATTGTATTTTTCGGAGTATTTTTTGATGAGAGGATCGAATCGATTTTCGTTCATTACCCGCCAGCATAAGGCCGGGCAAGGGTTTCGACTAGTAATGGTGGGGAATTTGGGACGGTTTTATCTGAGGGATTTTTTGAGGGCATCCAGGACAGAAAGGCGGAAGATGCGCACGGTCCCCGTGGTCGGCGAGCAGGCCATTAGAATCCCTTCATCACACCAGCGGTAAACCGTGCTGCGGCCCACGCGCAGGAACCTGGCCACCTCGTCGGGCCGCAGCAGGGTCTTGTTCGGTAGATCCGGCCCGAGAGGAAGGCACAGCTGCTCGAATTCAAGGCTGTTCGCTTCCATCATCTCCCCCGCCGCGCGGCGAAAATATATCCTCCCAGCTCCAATCCTTATTGAGGTCCAGGAGCTTCGCCAGGGTGCGCATTCCCGGGATCTTCTGCCCCCGCAGGTATTCACCCATGAGCCCCGGGCCGATCTCCAAAAACCGCGCCAGCTCTCGCTCGTCGATCCCGTAGTCATCCAAGGCTTTCCGCAAAAAGCGGCTGACCGATCGGGCGAAGTATCTCTCGGCGATCCGTCTTTCGTCCGGCTGCTCCGTCCCCTGCATGGACAGCCGCGCCGCCTGCCGGGCCTCGTAGGAGGCCTTTAGCTCCTTCATCCTCTCTGTATCGACGCCTCCCCTAAGATGTCCCAGAAGCGGCGGCCCGGGAAACTTCTCCTTGAGCATCCGCTCGTAACTGACCGTGTTCTTGTTCTTCGGCAGATTCACCGTCATCTCCTTTTTTTATACCCCCGCCGCCCGCCGGTCGCGGCCACATTGCTAGATTGCTATGAGCTAAATTGCCAAATTGCTATATTGCTAATCAGCTCCATTGCACCGTTCTTTCTCTCATGCTCTTCAACCCCTCGATGACCTTCTGCGCCTCCTTGCCTGTCAGCTCCTCGAGGTGTTCTTTCCCGGTCATCTTCCGGACGAACCCGTAGAGCCTCGCCGGCCACCAGCCGAGGTCCTGCATCAGGTGATAAAGGACTTTTCTCTGTCCTTCCGAGGCCAATAAATCGAATGCCCTTTCCCCTCGCGCCCTCGCGCTCTTGCGCCTCGCGGTCTTTTTAAATCCCAGCCGTCGAAACGCCGCCAGGACTTTCTCCAACCCGAAATCATCCAGCCGCACCGACGAATCCACCCCGCCCTGGGCCCGGATGATCTCCCGGTATTCCTCGTCGCTAAGCCCAAGCTCCGCTTTAGCAATATGCAAAAGGGCTTTTTGCTTATTGGTGATCATTTCTTTCTTTGCGGTCCTCTCAGGTTTTTCTTGGCGATCTTTGCGCCTTTGCGCGAACCATCTTTTGATCACGCCTTCTCCCGGTGGATATCTTCCAGAATCTCCTCCCGCCTGGGGCTGAGATCGCCTTCTTTTTTCATCTGCCGCTCGCAGGACTCGACGAACCGCTCCTCCCAGGGAGTTAACCGGTCGAAGTCGATGCAGCGAACGATCCAATCGAACCTTCCCCTGGTCATGGTCTTGTCCTTCTTCCGCCGTTCCTAAATTGCCAAGTTGCTATATTGCTAAATTGCTATTCCTCTTCCGTCTCGTACGCCGCCAAAAGCGCATTCACGATCCGGTCGATCTCCGAATCCACTTCCTTGATGAAGACCTCGTCCGTATCGTTCTCGACCGTCACGCCGATCCGCTTCAGGTCCGCCGCCGGGATCTGCGCCAGGGCGGATTTCACCACCGTCTCTTTGCTCCGGATTAAGATGTCCGCCTGCTCTCCGAGATGCTTCTTGATCAGCATCACGGCCTTGTCCTCGTCCCCGATGAAGATCTCGCCTTTTTCCTTCCGGTACCCGAACTTGATGTCGTGCATGATCCGGGTCTTCGGCTTGGCGAAATATTCGGGACTGTCCTTGATGGCCTGGCGCAGCGTGTCCCGCTTCTCCGCCGCGTTCGCCGCCCATTTGCGGATCGCCGGAAGGTGCCTCTTCTCCAACTCCTCGCGCAGCCGCTTCAGCTCCCCCACCCGCTCCCGCAGCATCATCCTGGCCGCCGCCAGATCCTGCGCTAATTTATCAAAATCCGCTCCATTGTTCATTTATCCTCCCCCCTCGTGCTATTGGATCATCCCCGGATCCTCCGCACCATCGAAATGACCGTTACCGCCAGCACGAATGCCATGAGCTCGAATACGATTAATCCGACCGCGAGCGCCATCTCATCCTCCTACCAGGCGATACTCACGCCGATGTTGATGTTGTTGACGACGCAGATCCCGGACGAAAATATGGTGACCGTCTGCCAGGCCGCCCGGGGATTGAATTCCAGCCCCAAGATCCGGGCCTTCGTCGGCAGCAGCGCCGCAACGATCGGGTGCAGGATCAGCCCCGCCCCCATGTAAATGTCCACCTGGCCTACAGATGGATGGCGCCCCAGGATCGGGTTGCACTCGTGATACCGGTCCGGGTTCTTGGCGATGTACCTAGTCTGCCCCCAGTCGATGAGATGGACGATCCCCCAGGAGGCCTCCAGCGCGTAATCCTGCACGCTCCATTTATCGGCCGCATCCGCCGGCCGGACTGCCGGCAGAAGCAAAAACAAAAGCAAAAAGATCGCCGCTTTCATCTCTTACATCCCTACCTCTTGGGCAAAAGCTCGGGGTTTTCGAAGTCGATTTTCAATTGGTTCACAATATCCGGCAGGGAGCACCCGCGCAGCCGTGACTCCGACGAGAGCATCGACATGGCGTAGGAGTGGTAATAATCGCAGGTCTTCTTCACTTCCTCGGGCGTGACGGGCGTGTAATATCCCGACGGGCCCGAGGCGATGGGCACGCCGTGTTCGTCTTTGAGGTGCTTGATCGCCATTCGCATCTTCCGGTCGCAGACGCCGTCCAAACATTCCTGGAGCTGGGCCCGGGTAATGGCGTTCGCCGCCCCTCTCCGCGCCCCCAGCAGCTCCACCAGGTCCTTTTCCAGGTCCGTCATTTCCATTTTGTCGATCATGACCCCCTCTCCATTGATACAAACAAGACACGCTGAAACGGCGTCAGCTCGTAAACCTCCGGGGTCTGCCGGAACAGCCGCCCGATCTCAGCCCCCGATCTTCTCCAGAAGCTCCCGGACTTTTCCCGGCAGGTTTTCGACTCTCTCCACCCGATCTCCCACCTGCGCACGGCTTTCCCGCTCGCGCAAATTCTTCTCATCATCGATTGATCTCCTTTTCGCTTCCGCATCGGCGATGCCGATCGCGACCTTTTTCAGGTAGTTGTGGTTGCTCAGCGCGCCCTTGATCTGTCCATTGCAGACCGTCCGGATGGCCGCAGCCAAGCCGTCCCGTGAGATTTCGTATCGTTTCTTTTGGTACTCGAAAGCACCGCCGTGGAAAAATTCCCGGACCTCTCCCAATACGCGGGCGAGCTTCCGCGCGTTCAAGGGCGGTCCAAGCCGGAATAGCTCGGCATATTCCCACGCCAGCCTGGCATGCGGTCCAAAATCCGGCAGCATTCTGATCACGTCGATCATCACCCGGTCTTTCAAATAAGCCTCCAAGTCGAATTTCTCCCCGCAGGAAGGGCAGCTCGCCTTCAATTCTGCGCCTCCTCCGTGCGGACGACCCGCATCGGCGCATACCGGCGATCAATCGGGGCTGCATGGCCTGCGATCTGAGATCTGTGACCTGTGACATCTTTATCGTCCCCCACCAGTCCCGCCTGCGGTTTCTCGACCCACTTACATGCCAGCCGGTCGAAAATCCTATTGTCGTTTCTCATCTTCTCTTCCTCCCTTTCCATCGCTCGTTCCTGCATCGCCGCCGCCGCGCAAAAGACCCATCCCAGGAACAGGCACACCAGCAAAAACGCGATCAAGATCACCCACCACATCATCAACCTCCATTTCTTCGCCCTCCGCGCCTGACGCGAAGAGCGGTGCCGGCCCCGCATTGCAGCGCGGACATTTACAAAACGGCTCGATTCCCCGGCTGATCGCCAGGGCTTTCGTGCAGATCGGCTCCATTTTTTTTGATCTCCTCGTTCATGATTCCCTCGCAGTCTGGGCATATCATGTGGCTGATCTTCGGATCGCCCAGCGGATCTTTCTGCCCCATGTATTTCCCGCACCACGAACACATCCGGATCATTGCGCCTCCTTCTTCTTTGCAATGATTTCCTCAAAGATCACCGGCACGAGCTCCTGAAATTGCGATAACAGAGGGACAGCAATTTCTCTCATCTGCGGATGTGCGGCAAGCTTTGTGCGAAGCCTGAAAAAATGCCGCCACTCCCGTAGATTCATCGTCATCACGATCTCTGTTTTCAGGGAATTGGGAAGAACGGCGCGAGCGTGTTGGGGCGACCATCCAAGAAACAGCAGTTTTTTATAATTCCTTTCTGCCGACGCCATGCTCCAAAACCACCATGAGTCCGATAAGTCCCGGTAGGGGGTCGGATTAATCTCTTTGCCATGCAGGCCTTCCCATTCAATTAGGTATTCCCCAGGCATAATCTTCACCCAGGGCGGAATCACAAACGTGACTCCGCCGCCATAGTTGCAATACTGCGTTGATTCCTGGCTGTAGCTGGCCAGCCGGTGACGTACGATCTCATGCGTCACCCCGCGATCGCAGATCACCCGCACGGTCGCGGATAAATGCTCTATCACGCTCTCGTGCCCCCGAGAGATAACTCCCCGGATGAATTTCTCTGCCGTTCCGGGGGCCATCTTTTCCTCGGATTTGTAACAAGTCCTGCCGGCCAACTCCAAAATCGAGAGATCTTTAGGAAACGCTAAGATTTCAAAAGATGGTCTTATTAGCTTCATTCGGTTCTCCTTTCCTTCTTAGACCTCGAAATACTGATTCATCACGTCCGCCACGTGGTCCTTGGTCACCGTGATCGATCCGTCCCGGAAGGCCAGCTTCATGGCCCTCATGGCCACATTGTTGGCCGCCTGCGGCTGGCAGGCCTTCTTCACCAGCAGCTTCAGCGCGTCCTCGGAAAAGACCTTCCGCACCTTCCCGCCGGCGCGCGTGAAGCGCCAGTCGAGGTAATCCGCCATGCTGCCGTTCATCGATCCCAGGTCGACCAGGAAGCACCGCTCGGCGAACTCCTTCAGGCCGCTGTGAAAAAGCAGATCCCCCTTGAGCCCCCAGGCGCTGCGCCCCTTATCCTCTCCCCCCTGCCCGACGAGCAGGACGGAGATGAGCTTGAAAATAAGACCGGAGTCCCACAGCCTTTTCAGGGCGATGATCGCTTCCGGCTTCAGATCATGCGCCTCGTCGATCACGAGGATCGGGTCCGATCCGGCGCGCACGCTCTCCTCGAGCAGCCGTTTCGCCAGCTTGTCCCGCTCCACGGCGAAGCGCGGCACCCGCGCGCACCCCATCTGCGAGATCACCGCCTGGGTAATGTTCGCGCCGCAAAGCCGCTCCCGGTCGATCGTATCGGGCATGATCAGGCGGATGGACCGATCTTTCATCGCCCGTCCGAGGATGTGCCGCAGAAGCGTGCTTTTCCCGCTCCCCACCTCGCCGACGATCGCCATGATGCCGTGCCGCTTGATCGTCTCGAAGACCTTGCGCTCGACTACCTTTGCCTGCGGGTTCTTGTAGATCTCCCCATAATCGTCGAGATCGAAGAATGGATCCCCGCTCAGGCAGAAGTGCCGGAGCTCCTCGTCCGTCATATACTCCTTGGTAAAATTCACGTCCCTCACCCCCTTGTTTGTTTTTGACCCTGCATCTTTCGGTTGCCCGGCCGTTTCCCCCTCGCGCCTTACGCCTTGCGCCTTGCGGCCCTTCTTCGGCATCCTCATCTTCCTGTCCTTGAGATCCGGCGCGAACTGCCAGATCCCCGCGGCCGAAATTCCGCGCTTCCGCAGGAACGCCTCGACCCGGTCTTTGAAATCCCCGATCGAGGGCGGAAGATACCCGCGCTCGCAGACGGCATTGATCAGGGGCCGCGAACGGCCGATCTCCCTGGCCAGCTCCGCCTGGGTGATCCCTTCGTCGGTCAGCCGGCTCTTCAGCCGGATCGGCCGGCTCCCCATGTTCCAGACTTTCGCCTCGTGCCGCATATTCACCTCCCCGTTCCGTTGCTCCTTACCAATACCCAGTCCGTGGCGTTTTCCTTTTGTGATCCCAAGCGCTGACTATTTTTAACGTTCTGAATAGGAAACCATTGCCATCTTGTTTCGGGATAGAGCTCGCGGATTAATGGATCGTCATAAAAGGTGCAGACGACTTTTGAAGGTATCGTTGTGAGCTGGGCAGCCAGCAATACATGATTGGCGCGCCCAAACTGGTGGGAATAGTAGCTTTCTTTACCCAGGTAGGGAGGATCTATAAACAACACAATGTTCGCGCGCCGGCCGTAAAGAGAAATGCAAGCTTGAAAGTCCAGCCCTTCGATTGCGGTCTGACGAAAGAATGCCGCAAGGGCGGCAATCCTGCGGATCCCATTCCGGTATCGCCGTACCTCTTTTATTTCCCGCCGGTCGGAGCAGCTAAGACAAAAGCCTCCCGTCCTGGCTTTTCCCCCAAACGCGAATTGATGCCTATAGAAAGTCCGAAACGCCCGCTCCGCCGGATCTCCCACGTGAGAGAAGGAGAATCCGTGTGCAACATATTCGCGGGCGTGGTCCTCAAAGATTCTCCTGGATGGCGGATATAAGCGGATCATTCGCAGCAGGCGCGGCCGCAGGGAATCATCGGCGATCGCGCGCATCAGATTGACCAGATCCCCATCGGCATCGTTATAAACGCGCTTTGTAAATCCAGAGTTCAAGAGCACCGCGGCGCTTCCGCCGAAGACATCCACGATGGTGTCGGCTCCTGTGGCCTGCAGGAATACGGAGATCTTCCTGGCAATCCGGTGTTTCCCGCCGATGTAGGGGATAAGGGATATCATGACCTCGCCTCCGCCGCCCGTCCGTCTTCCTCTTCCTTTGCTTCTACTAAATTGCCATGAGCTAAATTGCCAAATTGCTTCTTTGCCAAATTGCTAAATTGCCCGATTGCTAAATTGCTAAGATGCCCCCGCATCGCTTCCGCCGCCGCGCTTATCTCTTCTTCGTTCATCGTCTCCTTCAGGTACCGCTCCAGGATCTGGGCCTGGATCGGCGTCATCCGCGCCAGCCCGAGTTGTTCCCGGATCATCTTTCTCGCCTCGTAGCTCGAGTAAACCGGAATCTGCTGGTCGATCTTGCCCAGAACCGGCACGCCCGCCTTGGCCATGTAATGGAGCCCCTCGACTTTCGATCGCTGCAGCTGCGGCTTGATCGCGGAGACGTCGATCTTCCCGGCCTCCGCGTCCGCGATGAATCTCTGCGTGCCGTCGAAAGCATGTCTCTTGTATCCCGCGCCGATTACTTGGGCGTTCGCCGCGAATCCGAACTTGTTTTTGAAAATCATGTTGGTGGGATAGACTTTCCCCGCCTCGTCCTCCACCAGGAACTTCTCCGGGTTGTAGAAATCCGGCGATATCTTTAATCGCATCCCGCGCCGCACCGGTCCGCGCACTTCGTAGGTGGCCCCGTCGATCCGGATCTGCTTGGATCCGTCCACCACGGCCGCAAACTCCTTCCCGCGAATCAGCTGCCGGCAGATCTCCGCCGACGGCAGGAATCGGAGCTGCTCTTTGGCGATCATCTGCCAGACCGCAAAACGGGGCAGCCCGGTCCGCTTGTGCTTTTTGGTGGCGTTGAAATACATCGCGTAGTCGTAGGCCCTGGCGTTCAGCCGTTCGATATCCGGGGCTTTCTCCAGCGAAAGTTCGCTCTCGAAGGCCCGCTCCCAGGTGCCCTGGCCGTTTTCTACCTGGCCGATGGCCCTGGGGTTCCCGGGCTCGTGGACGATCAGCTCGACTTTCAGATTTTTGACCAGCATTCGGAAGGGCGCCGAAATGTTCGCGGAGCCGGCGTCGCACATGAGGATGAAAGGCACGCCGTTGAAGGGGAAAAGATGAGGGTCCGGTTTGACGGCCCACGCCCGCAGGATAAAATCCACCAGCGTCTTCGTGTCTTCGCCGCGGACGTAATAATAATAAGGAAAGATCATGCCGGAGGTGTGGTCGGTCAGGAGGTAACGCAGGAGGATTTTTTTGATCTCCTTGAAATATTGCGGCTTGTTCTTGTAGAAGGCCAGTTTCATGTCCCGGTCCACCATCTCCCACCGCGTTCCCTTTTCCTTGAAGTCGTACTGGACGCAGACGGAAGAGTCGATCTGGTGGACATGGTTGGGATGGAGGGACGCCAGGTTCACGTGCGGCGCCGGCGAAAGAAGGGAATTTCTGCTGACCCCCATCTCCCGGAAGTACCGGTTGAGCGTGCTGTCGCTCACCTTATCCGGGGCCAGGATCTTGTTGTCCTCGAGAACCTCGCGGATCTTCCAGGTGGGCATGATGATGTTGTTGGTCTTGCGCTTGGATTTATAGGAAAGGGCCGCCGCCGTCCGGATCTCGTCGACGGTCAGTTTCTTCACCCCCTTGTCCGCCCGCACTTTGCCGAATCCCGCGAACCCGAATTGCCGGGCCACGCGGTAGACTGTCCCGGGGGAGAAGCCCAGCATCTCCACATACTCCCGGACGATTCCTTCCCGCGCTTCCTTGCCCGAGAAGGCCAGCCGCCGCGCGATCTCTTCCCCCACCACGGGATCCACTCCGCCGCGGATCATGAGGGGACCTCCTCCTGGGGGATCTTTCCGCCGTAGATTTCGGGATATTTCTTGATGACCCGGACTTCTTCCTGGTTCAGCTCGCCGTCCGATGTGCGCTGGCTCTCCATCCGGTTGAACTGGTTGTCCTTCCGGAGGAAGAGGAGCTTCGAAAGATCGTGCATGTATTCGCAGAGAACCAAAAACTCGGTGAGCATCCGGTCCGAGGTTTTGGACAGGTCCGCCGAGTCCATCCGGTACCAGACGTTATTGAAAGCGTCTTTGACCCCGTTGAGCTTCGCGAGCTCCGCTTCCTCGTCTTCATTGAGCCCGATCTTCTGCCCGAAAAGCTCGTTCTGTAGCTCCGTGATCTTCTCGTCTTTCTTCTTGAGCTTTCCTTCGTATGTCTTCTTCCGATCCCGGTGCCCCCGGACCGTGTCCCTGAGTTCTTTTACGGACATGCGGTCGATTTCGTCCTGGGGTTTGCCCAAAAGTGAGCCGGTCTCTTCAAATAGCTTTAAATCCTCGTCAGGTACGTCAAGGAGGGCATATAATTTGCCGACGCCGTTTTTAATGCTTTTAATGGCCAAATCCTTCACGCGTGAAGAATTTGCCAGCTTCCTGGCGACGGCCATCATTCGCCAGGCCGTGGGCTCGCTGATTCCGATTTCGTCGTCGAGAATCTTCATCCATTCCCCGTGCCCCTCTTTCTCCTTGAGCCAGATCAGCCGCTTTCCGGCTTCGAAGATGGAAGTCGCCGTCTCGGTCAAATAAAACTTCGTCTCCCCGACCACCCGCACCTTGTCGTACGGCTGCCCGTCGGAATAAAGAGACAGTTCCTTTTCGCGCTTCTCGACCGCCGCCCTGGCCTGAAGCTCCTGCTGCCGCCCCGCGATGTCAGCCTTGGTAATGAGTTTTACTTCTTTCTTTTTCCTCCCCACTATTCACCTCCGAGATGATCGATTTGGATTCTCTTCAGTTCCTCGACCTTTTTCCCGAAATGCTTCCGGAACCCGTCCGAAAACCGCGTCAGCCCCGGCGCGATCCGCCACTTCCCGTCCGCCTCCTCCACCCACTGATACCGCCGCAGCGTCTGCAAAATCCGGAAAACTTTATTGACAGAGAGATCCAGACTCTCGGCCAAGTCCTTGATCGGCAGCTCCAAATACTCCGGCACCCCCAGCGCCATCACCACCCGCACCCCGGTCTCCAAAGCCTTCACCGAGTAATCCCTTTGCCCGTTTTCCTCGCTCATCTTCACCTCCTGGTTCATTTATCAAGCTCCTTGAGGAACACTCTCCGCTTCTTTTTCTCGTCCGTAAGCCGGTGGATCTCCTCGTCGATCTGGTGAATCTCCGCCCTCAGCGCGTCCCTGCCCGGAAGGGCGAACAGCCCGGACTTTTGGGAAAGAATTTCAAAGGTCCTCCTCTGCCCGCCCGTTGCAATTACGAAAGCCGGCAAAAATTGGAGTGGAAATCGATGTTTTTCGTGGGCCTCTGCGGTCCAGTTGTAGAGCATGGAGGCCGTGATCTCTTGGCCGAGCAGCTCGGACATTTTCGCCGCCGCCTCGTATCGGGAAAGCTCCCGGCCGCCCTGGCTTCTTGCATGTTTTAAATCCTGGGATATTGCCGCCCGGAGTTCGAAGTCGATGTCGAGACTACCTTGGGGAGGAGATTGATTTTGGCGAGAATAGGTCTCCGCTTTTCTGACCCATTCAAAGAGGTTGAGTTGGCTGATGGACTGATTTTTTTTGTTTTTTGTCATTGCAAGGATAAAAAAAATAAAATAAAATGCAATTTGAAAAACGGAAGGACCGGGGGGAGGTGAGCCCCGGCCCCTCCTTCAGGGCCCGATCAGCGAGGACAAATGATCCGGGGAGATCCCCAGGATCCTCGCCACCCGGCCCCGAATCCTTTTCGATTTCCGATCCCCTTGGAGCAGCATGCCGATGAAACGCGGAGACACATCGCACATTTCCGCTAGCTCGTACTGTCGGTCGATGCCCCCGGCCAGCATGAGCTGGCGAATCGGCCGGGGAGTTTTAAAGGGTGTACGCGCCATTTTTTGTCCTTTAGCGTTCATTTTGTGATCTACTATGAGACAATCTTAGACAAATTA